CTTAAAGTTCCCATTAGCATAGACATACCTGCTACACCAAAGTTAGAATCCCATTTGTTCTTGCCAGTAAAGTGAGACTCTAATCTACACCCATACGCTGCAAGCCAATTTCTTAAATCATCATCTAATGAGTAGGCTTTTTGGTGAGCGTTAATCTCAACCCTTAGTTCCTGTGGTTTGTATTTATCAACCAATTGCTCAATGGTTTCTTGAATCTTCTGTGGTGTAGGTTCTGACATATTGACACAGTCAATGACATATATCCTGCTGTCATGTCTATTGTAGGTAGTTACCACAAACGCGGCATTCCCGCCCATTGCGGGGTCAAACCCTATTATCGTATACCCCTCAATGTGCGAGGGATGTCCCACGGCACCCGCTTTCAGCGGGCCGCGTTTGCGCTGTCCGTTAATACAACCTTGGACAATCGTAGGTGGAAATATAGAATCTTCTTGAACATCTTCTTGTTGGTAAACCAACGCCCATGTTGAGGGTGTTACTTCGCTACGCCTTTTGGCTAGCGCTTTGCCGTCCCACTTTGGAAAGTATCCTTCTTCGTCAGGAACCTCAGAATCCCCATCCCATGGAGCGTCCGACTTAGGCCAGAGCGTTTTCCAGTCTTGCGGCTTTTCCGCATATTCCAATACAGCAGGCATACCCATATAAGTAAAAGGGCTTTTACCACCAGACCAGTGTTTGCTTTCCCTGAGTTCTTTGTAGAAATCTTGTGGTGCAATTCGTGTCCCTACGATTAGTAACTTACCGTTCTTACCTAAACGGGTAATAACTTCTTTTTGTAACCAGTTAATTTGTTTTTCATGTTCGTGAGCGTTGGCTGTAGTAATGCAGTCATCAAGAATGATTAGGTCAGCACGTGCTCCGTAAATCTGTCCACCCATACCAAGTGCTTGGATGGTTGGGTCTTTCTCAGATGAATTTCGGGCATCGCCCCCAAGGTAAACGGTATCAACTCGCCAAGTATCTGAGTCCTCTTTCCAACCCCCCTCTGGTCCAAAAGTTGTTTGCAACTTTAACCATCTTGGGTGGGAGAGTCTCTGCTTGATTGCGTACACGAACTCGCGTGCTTTGATTAACGTTTTAGAAACCACAATGATGCGGACATTTGGATTGAGGGCGATACGATATGTGGAGTAGTTTACGGTGATGACTGTGCTCTTAGCGTGCTCAGGTGGCACGTTGATTAGCAGACGTGTTGGGTCAGCCTTTTCGTAAACCATACTAGGGTGGAGCCAACTAGGCTCCCTACCCTCTAGTAGGTCAATCCAATCCATATGATGAGGGAATACCCTCTGTTGTAAAAATATCTCGGAGAACTTAGGAAAGTCTATTTCCTCTTTTGGGATACCCAGTGAGGCAAGGGAAGCATCCTTTGCGGTCTCCTTGGCCTCTGCTAAATCGGCGGCAAACTTTTTATCTCGTAGGCACCAGATTCGGACGGTGTCGGGCTTCTTCCCGCACATCTCCATAGCCTTGTGGACAGAGTGGCCTTCGGCCACGAGGGCTAAAACTTTAGCCTTTGCTCCTGCCATAGCCAGGGTTTTTGGGTTAGTATTTCCCTTGTTGAAAGTCATTAGTCCTGTCCCGTTTTCATTCTGTTACAGTCTGTTAGTAACAGGTAGTAGATACAGTCTGTAACGCAAGTTCCTGAAGAACTTGCTACTGTCTAAAATAAAACAGTCTCTATATAGTATTAACCTGTCCAAATGGCCAAAACGGACGTTTTTGGCCCAATTATTTTTTACAGCCTGCCCAAAAATAGTACAAAATAGGACAAACTACTACTATAGCAGGGGATATACACTGTACGGGAAAATCTTTTACAGAGATACATATACTGCTTCTACTCTCCATTAAACACTCTGGGGTCAATACGAGTTGACCCATAGTCTGCTACCGCTACCTACTATACTGAATAGAAGCGTGCTGGTAGGACTGCAGTCTTCGGCGCAGTGCCCCTACTTCTGGCGCCTCAGATAAATTAAGTTTCTATACTGACATGGCAATCAAGTCCATGGAAAGACTGGACTTGACAGCCATGTAATGTAGGATTTGTTTTTAGTTAAATACTAAGAACCGCATGGGATTTTCCCCTGCGCTGATTGCTAGGGGAAAAGTCCCCTAGTGTAAAGGAGATAGTACTATGAATAAGTTCTCATTTGAGAATGCTCGTGTTAACAAAGTATGGGATAACAAGAACCGTTTCAATCTTGGTATCCTAGATACCAGAGCGGTTGCTCAACCAGACGGTTCCTACCAATCCGTCTTCGTTGCTTCACGCATTGTCACTACTGCTAACCCTGACCACCTTGAGTTCATCCGCAAAAATCTTGTGGATACTCAAGACGCAGTAGTCAACATCAGTGGTTACATGGAAACCAAGGCTGGCAAAAAGCCTGGCACTTGGTATGACAACCTAGTAATTACTGATATCGCACTGGCCTAACCAACCAGCCGATGACATCATTTGCTTTGTCATCTTCTACGCAGTCTTTCTCATGCTCCCATGAGAATCCAGCCACTCAGTTGGGTTCTCGTGAGGAGTATTGCGTAGAATGTAATCTACAGCAAGAAGGTTATAGTGTTGAATCAGCACTAAACCTTCAGCAGATTAATAGATATGAGCAGGAGTCAGAACCTGCTCTATCTATAGATATACCTGATGAGAAGGGGTTCAACCATCAATGGACTAACCGTGATGGCGAATACCTAGAAGGTGTATACGATATAACCAATCGCCTTCCTAGTTGGTTATTCCTAGGCAAACATGTCTTCCCTATGTTTGAACCAGATGAGTTAACCGCTTATGTGGCTCTTCCATCATGGGCCAAGATTTGTGGCAACTGCCACTATCAAATCAATAAATACATGGGTTGCTTAGACTGCTTAGTCTAATAGCAACAGGCAAGGTGGGGTTAGTGCCTCACCTTGCCACCAAAATTTTTTTTATTTTATGGAACCACAAAGTAGGTTCATTGGATAACTACGAGTCGAACAGGAGATAGTGTATGTATCTAGACACAGGAACAATGATAGGTATTATGATAGCCATAGTAGGCAGCATACTTGCATTAGCCTACTCAATCTATATAATTAGACTGCAAGACCAGCACATTGAACGCTTAACTAGAAACAACTACAGCAGAACTAGGAGAGAAACCAATGCGTAGCCGTAAAGAACTATTCAAAATCAAAGAGGCCTTTGCTTATGCCATGCTTGACCTACTAGATGTATATGATGAACTACTAGCCACAGGTAAGGTATGGATGGATGAAGAACCAACCCTAAATGACCTACTCAAAAATCAGGAGGAGTCCAATGCTTGATGAAGATACCCCACAATGGGAGCACACCGTGTGGATTATGGCAAAAGTTAGACGCCGAACTACACATATAAATGTAGACAACGCAGGTCATGAGGCTCTTGAAGACCCAAGCGAATGGTATATACTAGAGTTTGATACAAGTATCAAACATAGCCAAGAGATTGTAAGGGTGAAATGATTGAACAAATCTTTGCAAGTTCATACCTCACACCAGCACAAACCTGGACATTCCTCATACTCTTTGGCTATATCACATGGAGGTTTATTAGATGAAGAGATTATTAGCAGGGTATTTAAGTTGGCTACTAGCGTTCTTATCAACGCCATTCTTACCCAGTCAAACAATGGCAGCAGCAGTAGCAGTTCAGTTAGAAACCAACTGCATAGACATATCTACATGGACACCACGAATGGCCAAGGCGTACGCCAAGTCAATAATGAAATGGGAGTACCCGCATTGGAACAAGTCTGAATGGCGTGCACTAGCAAAACTTTGGGGTAAAGAATCTGGCTGGCGACATGAAGCAGCCAACCCTAAGTCAAGTGCATATGGCATAGCCCAAATGTTAAAGACTAAACCTGGAACACCAGCCCCGAAGCAGATTGCTCGGGGGCTGGTGTATATAGAACACCGCTACGACAAACCATCCAAGGCATGGGCACATTGGCGTGCAAAAGGATGGTATTAGATTTCTACGAGAGATGCAGGCCTAGCCAGCGTAATCGTGGATATTCTCTAATGATAGTGGGAATTAAAAAGTTACTATCATCGACCTGAGTATGTCGCCAAACTGCTCATCAACTAACTAACAAAGGAGATATATGGCAAGAGGAAATGGCAGGACAATTAATGTAAAGATACCTACACAAAAGGTAATCAAAGCATTAGAAGATAGACTGACAGTTATCAAGGCTGAATATAAAATA